AGACCAGCAGCAACTTGTGCGCCAGCCATAATGAACGACAGTGGTGGTGGATAACTTGAAAGGGCTAACGTTGCACCCTGATAGGTCTGCATGACCGCCTGAGCTATCTGGAAGGCTTTGTTTAATGCGAATAGTTTTTTATTGTTTTGAGCTATGCCTGAGAATTGATTGCTTAATTCACCTAGAACATGATCCGTCTGTTCAGTCATTGACTTAGCTTCAAATTCTGTTCGTCGTTTGCTTCCTTCTATCGCAGTCTTTTCTAAGAAGGTTAATTTCTTAACAACAGTTTCAACGCCTTCGCCTGCGCTATCTGCTAATACTTTTGCAGGACTATTATCAGCAACCACTTTCCCCGCTTCTTCTGCCTTAGCAATTATTCTGTTATAAAAAAGTTCTATTCTTTCGCTTGGTAATGCTGTGCCAGTTAGCTCTGCCATTTGTTGAATAACTTTTTCAATGGCGTCTTCTGTTTCTTGAGAACCTTGCTTTATTGCACCGTTGGCTATAAAAGTCCCATCTCGCAATCTTTTTTGTGCGTCTATCTGCCAAAGAACAAATTCCTGTTGAGTCTTTTCACCTTTTATTATTTGTTGTTGGAAAGCTATTCTTTGCTTTTGAAATTCAGTCTCTGCCGCTGTTGGCTCAAATACATTTTGAAAACTTTTCTTAGCTTTCAAGGCAATTAGCTCTACGGCAAGAATGCCATGCCGAACCATTTGAATCGTATCTAAAAACGTGCCAAAACCTCGCACTAAAGCAGCAGCCACATCTTGACCTATATTGCCGAAACCTTCGGTATCAAGTGCTGCCTGATAAAATCTGGTGGCAACTTCGCCAATGATTGGACTAAACGCATCTGCAAGTTGATTTCCCAATCCAGCAAACACGCTTTTTGCTCTTGTGACGGAATCGTTCGCAGCTTCAATCTTCGCAGCGTCAACCCTTGAAACAGCAATTCCTAAATGCTCGGCTTCTTCTGCCATCTTTGTAAGGTTTTCAGAACCACTGCCGATCATGTTTAAAACAGCAACGCCCCTAGCGCCGAATAGATCTGTCGCGATTCTGACCTTATCTGCCTGATTCGTGACGCCTTGCATTGCTTCAGCGACTTTCGACATCTGCTGATCTAAAGGCAACTGTTCTAAAATGCCAGCACTTAGACCAAGCTCCAGCAGTGCGTCCTTAGCGACACCTGTACCATCAGCCGCGTCACTAACACCAACAGCTAGATTCTGAAGTGATTTTTCTAGGGTTCTATTTTCTACACCGGCAAGGCTTGCAGCGTGTTGCAGACCGGCTAATTTTTCTGTGGCAATCCCTAAACGATCAGAAGTCTTTGCCAAAGCATCGACTGATGTCATTGACGCCTTGGTCAAGGCTACACCAGCAGCAACGCCAGCCGTTGCGAACGCTGCGCCGATCTTTGCAATCTTGGTGACTGATGCACCGATTGATTTATTTAGACCGCCTAACTTCTTGTTAAGCGAATTAAAGGCAGCGGCTGTTTTATCCTGCGCTGTTAGCTGTAGTTTAACGTCCCGAGCCACTATTTTTCACCTCAAAGTATGCGATCCATCCCCGAAATTCGACCACGCCCATCTCTAAAACTTCTTCAACCGTCTTGTGAAGATGTTCTGCTAACTGATAACAGAACAGTAGGGCATGATCGTCTGTCAGTTTTTTTCCAGATCCTCATCCTTTGGTTGCATCTCTGCAATCTCGCCAGCCACCCTAATCAAAACGTCAGGGTCAACTGATCGAACTATCTCGACCAGTTCTAGCTTTTTGAAACAAGGATCGCCGTTATCATCTACCAGATAATAGATCAGGGTCAAAGCTAAACCTTCATCCATCTTTTCAGATGTCAGCTTCTGTTGAATTTCCATCTTCTTCTTGACGGAAATCTGTGGCCTCACAAAATAACGACCACCCCATTCGGAAATATCAATCGGCTTAGGATCACTAGCCAAGACTGATTTATAATGTTCCTGTGCCTTCTCCAGAATGCCCATTATACGGTTGTCTTAGTTAATGCACTTTTACCCTGAAACGTAATCGACGCTTCAACCATTCCGTCAAAAGATGCTGAAATGCTTATTCCTGTCACAATACAAGTCCCAGAATAATAAGTATCACCAGCATCTGCCCCTTCTGGGAAGAATTTAATGCTTGGTTCATCGTTAATAACGATGCCATTTTGACCACTATCTGTCTCATCCCAGTAAACATCGGCTGACCCTGTGAATGATGTCAGCGTTGGTTTATAAGTTCTGAAGGTCGAAGTCATGGTAGTATCTTCAACAGTATCGCCAGTCTCATCTACTGAAAAACTTCTTAGCTGTGCAACAGCGACATCATCAATTTTTAATACGCCATCTTTACCTACATGGGGCATGATTATCTCCTATTTAAGGTGTTGCAGTGTAGTCAGTTAGCGCACCGCTACCTTGCAAAGTTATGGAAGCCTCTACCATTCCATCGAAAGACGCTGACCGGCTAACACCCGTGACGATAGCAGAACCTTGATAGAACGTATCTGCTGGATCGGCTGAAGAATCGCCTTCTGGAAAAAATTTTATTGTGACGCTTGACCCAACAGCTAAAGCTGTCTGTCCTGCGTCGTTTTCGTCCCAGTAAACATCAGCAGATCCTGTGAATGCTGTGGTAGTTGGAAGAAAGACTTTCGCCGCCAACCCCATTGTTGTGTATTCAACGGTATCTGCTGTCTCGTCAATAGAAAAACTTCTAAGATTAGCAACTACGGTTCCGTCCTCTTGGCCGCTTGTGCCGCCGACTTTTATGATTCCGTCTCTGCCTGTATGCGTAGCCATTATTCAGACTCCTTTTTTTCAATTTCTTCATCAGCTTTTTTTACTGATTTCTTTTCTTTGACTGGCTTCCAACCTCTAGCCAGCTTTGACTCTACTTTAGACGGATGAAAATCAACCGTAATCTTTCCATCTGGGCTTTTAAGTTCCATTTCTGGCTCCTATAAAGGTACATCTGGACTGTCAACAGCAGTCCTATATTGTACTAGATAAGTCAAGGACACGACACCTATTGGCTGTTCACCTTCACCGTTATAACTAATTTCTGTGCCTGACAAATACGCGAACTTTGCTAGACCGTTTAACGTTCTGTCAGCGCCTAACGCTACTTCTACTTCCTTGCAGATATCATCAACCACATCATCAAAGTCTGTTGTCGCTTTGACGTAACCTTCAACAACTACCGACAGTTCTCGATTAGTCACCAGAGATGGCCCCATTATATCGGTAGCCGAATCTTCGCTAGTCGAATAAACCAACAAAGCAGGCATATTGCTATCAGATAATGGATAGACCCTAGACTGAAAAACATTAGACCCCGTTGTGGTCAATCCTGTAACTGTTGTAGCTACTTGCTCCCTGATTTGTTGCCTGACGTGATCAGCCATTATTGTTCTTCCAATACCAGAGCAACCACGCCTGTATGATCTGGCTGGACGCTGACAACCTTGTAATTTGTCGCATTCTTAATTGTATTACCATCAAGATCGGTAATCGCTGCGAATGCTAAAGCATCACCGAATATAGCTCCTCGCAAATCCTTAGCCTTTCCATATACGACCGGCTGGCTTGATTGAACGTCAACCGAGTCACCTGAAACAGCAAAATATTCTTGGTCTAATATGACCTTAATCGTCGCTGCTGACCCACCCGTTGGCGTATAGGTACAAGAAACGCCATGACCTAGCACGTCAAAGTATCCATCGAAGTCAGCATCGAACTCTAAACTCATCGCTTCGCGACTTTTTCAACAGCCTTCTTCTTTAAAGGCTTTTCTTCTTTGGTGAACTCTACGGCATGACCTGAACTTATGTACTGTCTTGCCTCCGCTGAAGATACTAAAACCACGTCACCGATGGCTCTAGGCACACCATGAACGTGACAAGGCATTTTTATAACTAATTCCATAATAATCCCCATAAGATTGGGGGGCCGAAACCCCCCGTTCTCATTAGCTTGCAATGATGTCTTTGATTACCGCGAAAGATTCGGGGTATCTAAGAGCAACATCTAAGTCTTGGAAGAACGCTAATCGCGTACCGCCAGAAGTAGACAAGCTGCTTTGATCAACAACCACGTCAACGCCAGACCAGAAGCCGAGCATAATTTGACTGAAGTCGCCGTAGATCATTGCTGACAACGCCGTTCCGGTTCCTTTGGTCAGATCAGAAGGCACCAAAGTGCTAGAAGCTACTTCAGTTCCTAAGATCGTACCGTTTGCATCCATGATGAAGTTGCCTTCAACACCAGACGCTTGCTTGCTGACAGTCCGTAAAGCCGCGATGACTTTAGGATTCGTCAAGAAAGCAGAGCTGTTGATCATGGCATTGTCTTCTTCGACAGCCTTCATCAATTCAACTACTTTAGCGTAGGTGATAGCAGCACCGTTGGTTCCCATTGCTACAACATTGGTAGAGCCGTTTGCAATGATGCCCGATGGTGCATTTGCAGCGCCGCCTTCGATAGCTACGTCATCGATCTTTCGTGCGAAAGTGTTGATGATGTCGTTACGAAGAACCTGTTCTACACTAGGATCTGACTGCTGCATTAGCCTTCTCGAAACGTCAACGTATGCCGCTAGCGTTTTCGGGGACATGGTTACTTGTGCAAACGTAGCTGCGCCTTCGCTGGGTGCTGAACCTTCAGCAACAAATGCTGAGTTGGTTACAGAAGCACTGAGCTTAGGAATAGCAACATCGCCCTTCAGACCCTGCATTACGCGAGCACCCAAAGAAGTGATAGTCAATCGAGCATACAATGCTTCGATGAACTGGTCTGCCAAATGGTCAGTGCCAACCAAGAACCCACCTTGGCTGTCAGTGCCGGCAGTTTGATCACGTTGGCCCCAGTTGATGTTAGCAGGAAGGTAGAAGCCTCGGGCTTCTTTGCCAGAACGAATTGCAATCTCGTCTGAGATTTCACGCTCATAGCCAGCTTCACGCCAGTCACCAGATGAAGCAGCTTTGATAGCTCGGATCAAGCTATACTCACGCCGCTCACTTTTCGCTACGTCAACGACAGCAGCAGGAGTTTCTAAAGGCTGATCATTTCGCACAGCTTCAAGAAGCTCGCCACGGAATTGCTCAACGGTTACACCGCGTTCAATAGCTTTTTCAGCTAAATCACGCTGATTGTGGTGCTTACCCAATGCAATGATCTCAGACACAGATGCTAATGCTTCTGCCTTGGCTGACTCACTGACTTGGCGCACATCGACTTTAGTTTCTTCAGTCATAGTTTCCACCTTATTAGTGTTTAGAGTTTTTTCTGAGGATCGACCAACACCAACAAATTTTGAGCTATCAGCAGGGATTGAAACAATCGATGCTTCCATCGGTGTCCAGCTTGCCCTGTAGTATTCTCGACCTTCATTGTCTTTGGCGCGAACCAGCTTTTTGACGCTATATCCGACAGAAATATTCTGCTTAATACCGGATTTCACGTCTGCAAAAACCTCTTGAGCCAAGGCTGAATTGCCAAATTCAACCAACGCAACGGTGCGCCGATGCGTCTCGTCAAGGTAAAATGATCGCACCACACCTATCTGTTCATCCATTTTATGGTTGTTCAAAAGGGGCGCACGACCTGAAGCCATAAACTCCATGTCTATGTCTTCCTTCTTATGGCTTAAAACCTCTAAGCCAAAATCACGTTCGACTGGACTTTCACTAGAAACTCCAATCCGAACAATTCTTTTTTCTTCATCTATAGCACCGCTAGAAAGGTCAACAGTGCGATAGACCATTTCAGAAGCCTTGCTTCTTTCGATATCTTCAGCCATCGCTTCATATTCAGCGTCTTCAGCTTGAACCTCATCGACGATTTCAACTTCTTCGCCTGTATCAGCCTTAGCCAATTCAATGATGAATGAATCTTCTGTTTCTTCCACATTAATTATATGTCGTTCCATGTCTTTCACCTCGTCAGTCATGGGTATATTATCACTAATGTCGATCAAATCCGATGATCTTTCATCGTCTTTCATTTGCTCAACCAATCTTTTTGACCAGCTAAAACCAGCATCACCACCCCAAAGCGCCCAAGCTATCCTACCATTCGACGGATAACCTTCTTCGCCTTGGTTAAAACCTTTGCCCTTCTTGTCTACTTCATGCCGTGAAAAGAATGAATACATCCTTTTTACCGTAGAATCTGACAGGTTCTTTCCGTTGACGATATCTCTAGCGCGAGCAATACCGACTTCAGTACCGCCACGACCAAACTCACGCCGCCAATCAAGACCGCGCTGCGCGTCTTCTTTCATGCCTTCAGTCGGAGTCGGCATCATCGCTTCCTTGAATGTCTGCGTCTACCGGCATCTTCATTCCAAACGGCTGGAACGCTGTCTTCACGCCATACTGAGTAGCAAGTTTATCTTCGCGTTCGTGCTGCTCAAATAGTTCTTCAACATCGCGCCCATAGTTGGATTCTATGTCTTGATACGTCACTATCCCATTCTGAAGGCCAGCGATGTTCGCCATCATTTCTTTCTGCGGATCAACCCAACCCCAAGACCTTGGGATATATGTCACGCCATCGGCAAACTTGTCGTATTTCTGGATAGGAAGATTGATGCTTCTCGTCATCGCGTTCTTCAACCAGCTTCGGAATACCGGCTCGATGAAGTGTTCAATCATGAACTTCTGAAGCACCCTGTACTGATCACGATCCTCTAAGCTACCAGCCCTTAGTGATGAATAATTTACACTGGATAAGTCGTTAGAAATGCTGTGATAACTTATGTTCAGACCTGAAGCGATGCTTCTAAGAACAGCAGTTGAAAAACTTTCAAACGCTGTCGTCGGATGTGCTACGTCAAAGGCTTTAAAGTCCATCCCAGCAGGGAGCTGCTCAAATGTCGCCGGTTCCGCATAAGTGATAGGCGTATATTCGTCTTCAACATCATCGCCAACGTAACCATCACCCGCTGGACTTGTAAAGAATCCCATCTTCGCGCTTGCTACTCTAGCAGCAGTTATTTCTGCTTCGTAATACCCGTTCAGCATTTTGATATTGCCCATGACCGGAGCCACGAAAGGATAACCGCGAGTCTGTTCTGGGCGCTGACGCACGAAAGCATGAATGATTTCTTCAGCCGGTACGCGAATCGTTTCATTGTTCTGATTCAAACCCAAGTCGTTGGGATGGTTTTTATAAAGATGATAAGCAACCGGCTTTCGGTTCTGATCAATCTCGACCCCCATCACCACCCGATTTCCGTTGGTGTAGATTTCATTCTTGGTTTCGTTCAGATGATCAGCTTCTAAAAATTCGATCTTATAACCAAAGTCACTAACCGGATCTGTAATCTGACGAATGATAACCTCACCGTCACGGGCTAAGGCTTCGATGAACAACCGCTGACAGTCGATCAAAGACATCTGTCCGTCAACCGTACAGTTGCCCTTCTTAGACCACTTGCGCCACGCCTGTTCAATAGTCGTGTTCGCGACCGCATCAAGACTACCGTCTGCGTCTCGTGATTTAGCATTAACCCTGATGCCGTTATGGCCGACCACATTAGAGTTCAGCAAGTTCAAATATCTGGCGACATAGGCGTCGTTTCTTGACAACTCCCTGCTACGATTTCTTAACGTGACAAGGGCTTGTTTTAATTCCTGATCAGCACTAGCTGAAGAACTAAAAAAGTCAGCGAATAGCCGACCACCTTGGGCACCTTTGAATGATCTTTGCAGCTTGATCTGCTTGCGAACTTCTTTCTTCTTGAACGGATTCCAAGCCATCAGAATCTTACTCCGATTAGATTGCCGCTAGGCTTCTTGTTTCTGATTCGGGCTTTCTTGACTTCTTCGTTGTATTCCGCTCGATAACGATCCCGAACCGTGAATAATTCATCGATAGACATCCTAGAAAGGCTTCTGCCAGCGATGCTGAATGAACTTTGATCTATTGTTGCCCTGTTTTCTATAACCGCCTGAACCGCGTCTAGGACTTTCTTGGCATGGGTTCTGATATCAGCGTTGCTGTCTGCATAGTTGGCGACAAGCGTAGAAATACCGTTATCTACTGCGACACGTTCAGAATCAGAACTTCTTGTGATGTAAGCATACCACTTATATTGATGCGCGTTATAAGCCGCCGTTGTGGATGAATCGACTTCCACAATATAGGCATCAGTGGTTTCCGTTGCCGTTATGGTGAATTGATGATTGCCGCCGCCTCCCGCATCAGAGTGGAATTCGTACGTTAAAGCGTACTGGTCAGTAGGGTAGTCGGTGACTAAATCAGGTCGTTTCCAGACCCATCTATCACCTACAACAAGCGTTTCAGGCTCTTGCTGTGGGTAATTCTCACGATCAAAAAGGTTTGCCATTTTATCGCCATGCGTTGATGTAGTTCTGTCGTTGCCTACGCTGAACAGGCCGTCTTCTGACTGGCTCGCTTTGTTCAGGTTCTTCAATCTTCTTTGGTTCTGCTGATTTTGCCTGAATCCGTTCCGCAATGCTATTGACATTCGCATTGATTATACTATATGCGGCCAAACTGTACACCATGCAATCTAAAGCCTCATTCCTTGGGCGAATCTTTTGGAAGACCCGCTTCTTGTACCCCCTAACGAATCTAGTGACGATCTTCTCCGCTGTCAGTTGTCGAAAGTATTCATCGTTTAACGTGTCTGAAAAATGCACATAACCGGCACCTTCTTCTTCGATTCTAAGCCTTGCGAAGATCAAATCCTTAACCGTATCAACTCCGACCGGAAACAACCGACATTTAACCGTGTTATTTCTTGAAGGCTTGCCAGCTATGGGCTTGCCTTCACCACCTACACCCTTGATAGCGAATACTCGACGACCAAAGTTTTTGTTGGCGTACTGATAAACCGTGTTCGTAAAGTGACCACCTGAGTCAATAGCCGTAGCCCTAACAGCGATTTCACGGCCATCTTCTGTTTCAAATGTTCTTGAAATCTGAGTATCTAATGCTGTCCAAAGCTGTGGTGTAGAAGGATCGCCATACATAATCTCATGATCAAGCACCCATGATTCTTCGTCTCGACCAATCCCCAGAAACGTGATTTCAATTCTATCGTCCTGTACGTCAGCCCCAGCAACGACCATGACCACGCCTTCAGGAACTTGATTGAAGTGTTCTTTTCTTTGCATCAGGTTTAATTCATCGACGCTTTCACCTTCGTCTTCCCAGACCTCACCCAAGTAAGTATTTGTCCAGACCTTTAGCTGTTCTGGGTTTTTCTTAACCGCCAAAAATTCTCTAACTCCGTCAGCTAGTGGAGTCCACGGTGAATATAACCCTGAAATCTTAAATCCTGCGATGCCTTTGAAGTCTTCACCAGCAGACCAACGACCGTTCCTGATAGACCATGTTCTATCGGCATCAGACCATAGCGTACCGCATTCGT